CTTTAGGGCCTCCCGGTGCTTGTCACTTGCCATTTTTGTCATATGGTACACTATAGTCTGGGCAGCTCTATTCGGGCTATTTGCCTTGATATCTGCTTGACTATCTTCGAAAGGAACTCCATGAGTGGTTTAAATTTCACGTTTGCGTCTCCTAGAGTACGGAAACGGAACACTACAGTTAGTACTGGTAATTTTAAGTACGGCGCTGCTGGTGTTTGGACTTATAATAAGCCCGACGTGAAATTCGTCACGGGAGAAGAAACCCGTGATGAGCTGAATAACTGGTATGCCGTGCAAAGACATAATCGTCGGTACGCTGGCAATCAACCAGGGAGCGGAAAGCCGCTTCCTATTAAAGTTGATGTTGGCGGTGGTTTTTATAACCTTAAGACGAAATACGAGGATACTGTTAAGTATCTTCATTATGTTTCCCCTGAATGGCCAAGATATGGCTATGCTTTCGAGGGACACGTCTACCCGTATAGCATTGGAACCGATCCAGCTGATCCTGTTTATAAGATCACTGATCCGGCATTTACCCCTGCAACACATTTGGGGCTGATGTCGTTAGGAGCAACTGCAATTTCGCGTTGCTCTCCGACGAATCCACATGCTGACGTCGCCGTAGGTCTTGCAGAACTGTATCGGGAAGGTTTACCCCGTATACCAGGTCTTGAGACCTTTAAAGGAAAGAAGCCGGAGGGAGATTTCCTGAATTATCAATTCGGGATCGCCCCCTTGTTATCCGACCTTAAAGCCGCACGCGACTCGTTTAAGAAATCGCGTGCGATCCTAGGACAATACTACCGTGATTCTGGTAGAGGCGTCCGGCGAAGGTATTCTTTTGAACCAAAAATCTCTTCAGTCAGTTCCACTATTAACGGTGGGACGGGTGGACCTAGAAACCCAGGCCCTACCTACGTCTGGAGAGATATCAATAAATTCCAAAGGGTGGATTTTACAACCCATCGCCAGGAAACCTGGTTTAGTGGTTGTTTCACCTATCATGCTCGTGAGAACGATAATTCAGTTCTTGCTAAGCTTGATAAAATGATACAGGAGGGCAATATCCTTTATGGATTGAGCCTCAATGCGTCGGTACTTTGGAATCTGGCACCATGGAGTTGGCTAGTCGACTGGATGACAAACGTTGGTGATGTTTTAAAGAACGTCGCCATGATCCAGAACGATGGCCTTTTTATGCGCTACGGCTATATCATGCAACATACGGTAAAAACCGTGTCGAGCATGGGTCGCAACTATGTCGCATCCAGCGGCACAGTGTGCGATGGAGATCAGCGTTATACAGCTGAGTACAAACTTCGTCGCCGCGCTACACCTTTCGGTTTCGGCTTAGATCCGGTCAGTTTCACCGGCCGGCAATGGGCCATTTTAGCTGCCGTAGGGATTTCCCAAGGCAGGGGTCATCTTTGACGTCTTTATCTACGTTATGGATGATCCGTCCCGTTGCGTCGCCTCCAACGATGTAACAAAAATTGGAGGGGGGTAATTCCGCCCTTTTCCACTCACATAGGAGTGTTGCCATGTTTACTGATCCACAAACTGTTACTATCGCTACTGTCGCTCAAACGCTTCCGCGTGTAAGCACAGGAGATAGGACCGCCACCTATACCAAAGATGACGAGTCCTATTCGCTGACAATCTCTCACACCACCACTAATCGTGGTAGGGTTCGTAGATTGTTACGCTTGGATAATAACAAGGTCGCATCAGACCCCTTCGTTGCCAATCAGGCACGAAAGTTCTCCTCAGCGGTGTACCTCGTTATCGAGGAACCGTCTGATGGAGCGTATTCTAACGCTGAACTCCTTGGCATTTGCAAAGGATTTATAGCGTATTGTACGGATGCTAATCTGTCAAAGGTGATCGCTGGTGAAAGCTAGCGATGAACCCTCTGAGGAAGAGAAATCTTTCCTAGAGCAATCCTTGACGGAACCTAAGGAGGCTGGTGAAGAATATCACTTTACCTTCTTGAGAGTGGGTACTGTTTGGGTGGTATTAAATGCCATCCAAACAGTTACTGTCTTTATGGCCCTGATTTATTTTATTAGGCGCACTTAGACAGTCTAACGTGGCTACGGACTCCCGACCTTCTATATAGGAGGCAGGATGAAAAGCCTTATGACACTCTGGCGTGTGGTTGCCGAAGAATTTGGCAACCTGTGTGACGTGAGCACCACTAGAGATTATGAAACGATCTCTAGTCGATTTGAAGATGAGGGGTTCTCGTTTTTAGCGATCACCCTGCCCGCATTCTGTGAAGACCTCCAAAAGGCCCTAGCAGATGGTGCGGTCGCTCCCGACATGTTTAAGGCATTTGCCCATGGACATGCAGGTCTCCCCCGATTTCTCGGAGGTTTCCTGGAGCTTATCTTCGATTGTGAAAGTGGTGTCTTACTCGCGGACCCCAACATCGATGCAATCCAAGCCGTTCGGCAGCTTACGCTGTTGTATGGCAAAACGGAGTTACCCACATCCGGAAAACGGAATAGGGCCGCATTGAGAGGGTTCGTTGAGTGTGAACAAGAAGTCAGAAAGTTCGACAAATCAGTTGGCTCGAGAGAGTTAGCTGAGTTTTCTAACATGTCGCGCTTGCTATGGAGTGACGTTCTGCAGTCAGTCGAAAATGACTTGTATGCCGAATGGGCTGGCAGGGATCGTTATAACGACCCTCGATGGCCTTACGTCGTTCCAAAGCACGGTCCTGGTGCCACTGCAGATCGTAATACTGGAAACAGTAAGTTCGATCTTAATGAGTGGCCCCAGCGGTTGGAGAGTGTCTTCCCTTATGGGGAGTATGCCCTTCCAAACTGGAGGTATAACAATCGCCTCAACCGTATTGATTTCTTGGAACCCGGAACTGAACGACCCGTTAGGGTTATTACGGTTCCTAAAACGCTAAAAACACCTCGCATCATCGCTGTTGAGCCCACTGCAATGCAATATATGCAGCAAGCTCTAAAGGAGATGCTTGTCCGGTCAATCCAGAGAGATAAAGCTCTGGGTGAGGTCGTCGGTTTCGACGATCAATGGCGCAATAATTTACTTGCGTCACGGGGATCCTATGATGGATCCTTTGCGACACTCGATTTGAGTGAAGCATCTGACCGTGTTTCTAATCAGCTCGTTAGGACTATGTTGAGTCCGTTTCCTCATTTATTTGAGGGAGTGGATGCGACTCGTTCCCGAAAAGCTGATGTGCCTGGTTACGGAATCCTCCGTTTAGCCAAGTTCGCGTCTATGGGTTCAGCTCTGACGTTTCCCATTGAAGCTATGGTCTTTACGACCGTGGTGTATTTGGGAATACAGAAGAGCTTTGGACACCGCCTCTCTCGGCGTGAAATTCTTGCGTTGAGAGGAAAGGTGCGTATCTTTGGGGATGATATTATTGTCCCTGAAGACACAACGTTTGACGTGATGGCAGCATTACGGACCTTTGGTTTTGTGGTGTCGCCGCACAAGTCATTCTGGACTGGAAAGTTCAGAGAGTCTTGTGGTAAGGAGTACTACGCTGGCCACGATGTTTCTGTGGTTCGCGTGAGGAAGTTAGCTGTCCTAAAGGATGGCAGCTTTGCACTCCCCAACTCACGTCGGTTTGTTCGAGAGACCGAGTCACTCGTCTCGCTCCGAAACAGGTTTTACCTGTCAGGATTGTGGACAGTGGCCGCTTGGCTTGATGATTGGATTGAACCTCTTTTGGGAGGC